CTCGAGTTCTTCTTCTATTGCTGCCATAATATCGGGATGTTCTCCGATACCTACAGGATTTGAGAAATAAATTTTTACATTAGTTTCGTGATAAAGAACCTTGCCTTTCAAGTATTCTTTCATGTTCTCCGACATCATGAATCCCTTGGTCATGGTCATTCCGTCTTCGCTCATTCTCTTTCTCCTTCTCTTTGGTCATTTCCCAAATTAATCTTCGACGATTATTTGCCATTCGTCTCGCGTGTCCCATTAATGCTCCAGTTTGCTAACATTACCTGACTTAACTACTTCTACCTTGTCGAGCAGAGGATGAGTCCAGCCATGACTCACGACATAAGTATTCAAGTCTTCTCCCAAAAGTACCTCTACTAATTTTTCACGCCCTGCATCATCCAGTACGTTTATTACTTCATCGAGAAACAGAATATTAATCTGTGACTTCGATATACTACTCATCAGCTTGCGTATGGCAACTAAAGTAGCAGTGTTCACCCTTGCCAACTCTCCACTAGAGAGAGCAAGAATATCCACAATGTTACCATTATCAGTGATTTGAACATTAAGTTTGTCATTAGATACTACGAACTCCAAAGTAAAACGGCCATCGGACAATTCTGCTAGATAGTGATTTGTGAGCTCTTCCAACTCTTTTACAAGATTTTCTATCTTGTACGCAAGTAGCCCGTTTGTGCTAAATGCTTTCTTTAGTACCTCAAGGTGGCTTGTGGTTGCGGCTTCTAGATCAAGGAGCTCGTTTAGGTCAAATAACTCTTTAGTAAACTCTTCTGTTTGTTCAAGAATTACTTGGATTCGGGTGTTTCGTTTAGTGATTGCTTCATTTTCTCGTGTGAGTCGAACCAACCGCTCTTTAGCATCCGATATTCTTTCCTGAATTCCACTAGCCCTACTTTTAAGCTCATCAGGATCCACAAGCTGTGTTGGTAAAGATCCATCAATACTTCTAAACAGATCGTGCCAGTCGTTTTCAATTTTTCGAGCACGTTGAAACTCTGCATTGTTTCGTTTAATTTTCGATATTCTTGTGTCAATTTCATCTTGCCTTTCTCTTGCTTCTGCAACTTTTTTTGCTTCTGCATCAATTAGTGACTGTTTGAAAGAACTGTCTACAGTTTGTTCGCAAGTTGGACAGTGATCTCCTAGTTTGCTCATTTTTTCTAAAAGTCGCTTTGACCCCGCTACGGCTTGTGATAACTTACCTACTTCTGACTGTAAGTCATCATATGATTCAATTCCTTTTATCTTACAGTTTTGTGCGTCTTCGATATTTATCTTAGCCAGCATATCTCTGTAAGTATTATTCTGAGAAATCTTTTTATTTTTCTCAGAAATATTTTTAATTTCAATCATAAGAGCAGCGAGCTCTTGTTCGTCTTCTATTGTCTCAATAGAAATTTCAGACACGGGCAGTATGGATGTATCACTCAATTTGTTACTATCTAACCACTTTTCAATCGTCGCTATTTTACTTTCGATACTATTAAGATTTAACGTGCTTTTACGCGCTTCTTCTTTAAAAATATCAAAAAGCTTTACATAGTGCTCTAAGTGGAGAAGATCAATGAGAAACTTCTTGCGGTTCGTATCTGTCGCAGTAAGAAACTGTAGACTGCTATTTGTGTTTTGGTATACCAACTGAGAGAAGGTTTTAAAGTCGATTCCAATAATATCTTGGAGTGTCTTGTATGTATTGGTCGCTGTATGAGAACTAATATCTTCTCCATTTTCCAACAACTTAAGCTTAATACTAGACTTCCGATCAATAATGACATCATAGTGCTTCTCATCCTTTGTAAACTCAAGGTGTATATGATAGCCTTGATTTACATATCTGTTGGGTATATCCGCTTTTTTAATACCTTTTGAGTTTTTGTTGTACAGTGCCTCTTCTATAATTAACGGGATGGAGGACTTCCCCATCCCGTTAGTACCAAGAACCTGTGTTACAGTATTACTACTGAGATCTAGTTCATTGTCGGCTCCGTAGCTAAAACAATTACTCCATTTCAACTTTTGTAGCGTAATCATTAAATATACCTACTATCTGCGGTATCCTTTCTTCTGGTATTTCCAGAATATAAGTTAGATACTCGACTAATTCATCTTGTATAGTCATTTCCTTGTCCATGACAAGAGTAGCCTCGCTACTTCGTTTGACTACTTTTTTATCAAGAAGTTCAGTATTCTTGACGTTTGCTAGTTCTTGTATATCCCCTTCAATCTCATAAATTGTATGATGCCAGTCGGTTGGTATCATTTCACTAGGATCTGATACTGTCTTACGAATAAGCTGTGGAAGCTCGAAAGCATCCCACATCCATGACCAATCGTTTGGGTTTATTAAGAGATAGCCGGTTTGTACCTCATTTCTATGAAATGAAGTTGTCATAGGGCTGCCTGGGTATACAATGTTGCGTTGAGTGTTGCTATGTGCGTGAAGATCACCTGAAAATACTACTGGAAAGTCCTCGAACCTGTCTAAGTCCACCTCTGGCTTGACGTGTGGAGGTATCTCTCCTCGAACATGAGTGAACAAAGGCTTCTTTGGGTCAAACAGTTCAATAGAGTTCTTGCGGTGAAGGTCTGCATATGGCAGTACTCCAAACCCAAAGTCGTTGTCGTAGTAAGACATATCGACTACTTTTACAAGAGGGTTTATATCTTTTGTTACTTTCTTTAGTTGTGTAAAGAAGGTTTTGTTTTTCTTTGTAGCTTCGTGATTACCGTCATAGATGAGAGTTGGAATACTCACATTCGAGATAAATGTAAAGTATAACTCCAACTCTTCCATGTTCGGCAGACGGTCAAATAAATCACCACCAATGATATGCATGTTACATTGCTTTTCGAGACTATGTACTTGCTCGAAGAATTTGTGATAGCGATTTATGGCCCATTCACGAGGTACGTTCTTTTGACCTAGCTTGATGTGCCAGTCTGCCGTAAATAAAATCATCCGATGTTGAACTCATCTTCCAGTGATTCATCAATATCGCCCGCTGCATCTTCACGAATTTCATCAAGAAGCGCTTTCTGAGCGTCCGGTGTAGGACGAGGCATAACATCATCCATAGACTTGAGATCTGCAATAGCTGACATCTCGCTTTCGCTGAGAGCACGCTGCTTGCACTTCAATACCTGTAGTTGGTACTCTACGTTGTAGGGAAGAGGTCCAGTCTTTACTCGCTTGAACTTGACATCCCAGCCAGTCTCAGGATCAGTAGGATCTCCAAGATCTTCTGCTGCAGTCAAGATAGCTTCAAAGAGCTTCTTCTTGAGATTGATGATTTTAACTTCACCATTGTCAAGGCACTGCATAGCGTAGCTCCAGCCACACTTGAGATCCGGATAGTACTCACGAATCCAATCTTTTTCAAGATTATTGAAACGCTCTTCGTTACGGTCAAAAGACAGACACTCGAAAGGAATCTGCTTACCATTCTTGCCTTCTAGCCAGTAAACGTATCGTGCGAGTACGTCACCAACTAAACGAACTTCGTTGTCTCCGTCACGGTAAGCGTAAGAAGTGATAGACGATTTTTTAGCCCCGCCTGCGGCTTTGTTAAATGATAGTGCCATTAGTGTATATTCTCCTGTTTGACTTCTTCGTATAGAAAATGAATTTTTCCATCTTCTATGCGTAGTAGACTGTTATCTTTAAAGTATTCTTGATCTACTTCACACTGCTCGAGATCAAGTGTAGTGTCCCCAGTCGCTGAATAGTCGGCGTACCGACGCATGGAAGCTAACGCAAGATACTGGGCAATCTCGCGATACTCATACTTGTAAGCATTGTGCAGCAGTACATCTGCATGAAGAATGTAGGATTGGCCATTAAAATGCTTTCCAGCATATTTATAAATGTCATCATACTTATTCCTCGGTATTGCATTTGTTACAAGCATTTTAAAGATGATAAAAAGCGCAAGAGGACTACCCTCAGACGCTTCAAACATCTTTTTCCAATCATAGAATAACATATTATACTCTCATTTGAAGCATTTGTCAAGAAGTATTTTTCTATGTTCAAAGCTGTTTAATTGAATAACCCTGCTTCATATAGTAGCCCATTCTGTTCGACGCTTGTCTTTGGGCTGTTTTTCCTTTGAGATGAATGTCGATAATTACTGGGTCTCTCTTGTTTTCGTGCTTACGGACAACCCTACCGATGAGCTGGGTAAGTAAAGGTTCATTATTAATAGGGGTTGCAAGAATAAGACAGCTAAGACTATTGACCGAAATACCTTCGCTAAAGATGGCTTGAGTTCCGTAAAGTACATTCTTGTCTCCTTGTAGTATTTCTTGTATAAGCGTTTCTCTTTCTTCATGCGGTACCTCGCCCGTAACACATATAGATTTTTCCCCGGTCAGTTCGGCGCAGCTTTTCAAAAAGTGAACTCGATCTGACACTACGAGTACCTTGTGGCCCCGTGCCGCGTAAGCTGCTGCTAACATCGCGACAGAGTGGCGATACTCGTCGTTATTTGCGATAGCATTGACTCGCTTAGCCCAGGGGATGTTCGCCCCATCGGGAAACCTAACCTCACTTCTGTATATGTGAATACTTGGCGTGAGGAAATTCTCTTTCGGTGGTTTGAAAATATTCGGGCTGAAGTAGTCTCTGAAGACAACGTGTTTTCCGTCCTTTCGTTCGATGGTGCCAGAGAGTCCAATCTTATACCTAGCATGAGAGGTATCAATAATTTTAGCAAATGTTGGCGATGAAACGTGATGCATTTCATCGAGTATTATAGTTCCGAATTCTTTTCGGATTTTCTCGATATTCCTGTACAAAGTTTGAGTATTGCCAATAACAATAGGGCTATCAAGCTCAAACCGACCACTCCCAATAATGCCGGGACTAATTCCATATACTTTCTCCACTTCCTTGGCCCATTGATTTCGTAGTGGTACTGTGTGAGTTACTACTAATGTTTTCTGGCCGAGTTTTCCTGCGATTGCAAGACCTGTAAAGGTCTTTCCCCAACTTACCCAAGCGTTGATGATACAGTTATCATCCAAATTGTCATAAACATCCTGCTGACTTTGCCTCAGCTCAAACTTAAACTCCGGAAAGTCAGCAGGAATGCTTAGACGCTTTTCAACAATTTCGTATGAGTCCGGTATCAGATCCGTTCGTCCGATTGGTATAGATACCAGATTTTCGCGCACCCGCTGTAGATTCTTGATGATCTGTGGTGGATCATTTGGATTTTGAGAAGGAATCTTATACGTAAGCTCGTCCGAGAGAATTTTTCGATACTCCGGAGTTGCTTCCATAAAGATTCTGTTACTCAATACTGCTTTCATCGTATAATACACACCAATAGCGAGGTTTTTCTTTTGTGACGCATATCATGCTTCCATACATAGGCGTGCACTCTTCTACAACTTCAATACTGCTTTTCCAATCTAAACACATACGATCATCAGTAACAGTAGTACAACCGGCTACAAGAAGTAGCGGTATTAACTTTTTCATTTATCCGAGTCCTAGCTGCTCCTTGGCAACAATGTAGCGTTTTACAAAATTACTACGGACTATATCGTTAATCTCAAAGTCAATTACATCAAACATATCAGTGGCTTTCAGAATACGAATAAAGTCTCGTAGTCCGTTTTTCTGTAAGTCAGCCTGTCGGAAATCTCCGCAAAAGATGACTCTACAGCCTTCCCCCACTCGAGTTATAATACTGTCTAACTCGTGAAATGACATATTCTGACACTCATCAATAATGATTGTAGCATTACGAAGTGTCACCCCGCGAATAAAAGAGGTTGTCATAAAATGTACTAATGCTTTTGTTTTTAATATTTGGTACGCATCTCCACGTTGAAAAAGCTCTACACAAATATCCTTGTAAGGCTCTTCATATACTGATGCTTTTTCTTTTTCTGTTCCTGGAAGAAACCCAATGTCTCTTGTAGGAACTGCACTACGAATGATTACGAGTTTATCCATATCACCCTTAATCATATCATCAAATGCAAAGTAACACGCGATGAACGTTTTTCCGGTTCCTGCTACTCCATGCAGAACCATATTCTTGTCACTTTCGAATGCTCGTAGCTGATTCTTAGTGAGCGGTTCAATCTCTTGCAACTCTAAGTTTGCACCCTGTAAAGTTTTAGATTTTTTACGCATAATTTATACTTTTCTTCGAGTGTCTTCACGACGGTCTTCAGAGTACTCGTATAAAACCCAAGGCATGGGTCCATGGTGTAAAACTCCAGCATACCGCATCTCATCTGCTGGAGGTCTCGGAACGACAAAAGGCTGCTTTATCCCGTCTAGTTTTAAAAGAGAGCAAGTATCCTTTTGCACAACTGACTTTATTCTGTAATACTTTAACTTACAAAACTCGGTCTTTTCATAGACAAACGGAGTACCGTTAGTATCTATAAAATGTTTTTCTTTCGATTTAAGTACCCCTCTGAAGTTATCAACTTGCTTTTTGAGGGGATAAAAGTTTTTATGAGGACTTTGTAAGCGACGAATGCCCAAAGTATCCCCAGACATATTTCTATCATCTACTATCTTTCCATCTAAAAATAAAAGACCATCCTGCCTATCCCAGTTCCCGGAGGGCAGGATGTATACTGGAAACTTAACTTTATTTAAATTTCTATACTGAATCACCATACAATTTTGAAAACTTTCCGTTGGAGTAGTCTTCATGGATGATCTCGAAGTCACATCCAATTGGAGCGCCTGGGATAGAGAGTCCTCTATCCAACTGTACAAAGTGTAATAACTTTTCTTTATAATGTTCAATTTCGTCCTCTGGAACTTCGGCAAGAATAGAGTCGTGTACTAACGCAAAAATGCGAGACTTCATACCCTTTGCTTTGATGTACTCTCCCATGTCTATCGCGCCAAGGAGGTTAACATCACTAGCAGCAGACTGAACCAAAAAATTAAGACCAGAACGAACGCTATGCGAGCGGATAGCGGCGTCGGTGGATTCAACATTGGGGAGCCTGCGCTTCCGACCAAAGAAAGAATAAACGAACCCATTTTGCTCAATAAACTTTTGATTATCATCAATCCACGCCTTTAGTTTGTGGAAGGCTTTGAAGTAGTCACTAATAACTTCTTGTGCTTCCGATTTAGAAAAATATTTACCACTGTCTTTTGTTACTTGCTCACTAATTTTTGCAGGGCCCGCACCATACATAATACCGAATGTTACTGCTTTTGCGGCCTGTCGCTTATCAGGATATAGCTCTGCTACTTGTTCTACTTCGCAAGGCAGTCGAAATACTTTGTGAGCAATCGTACTGTGAAAGTTACCTCCGCTACGAAAAACATCCATAAGTGCAGTATCTTTTGCAAGAACTGCGGCAACATATACTTCTGCTGTGGTCAAGTCCATAGCAACAATTTTGTGTCCTGGTGCCGCTTTGATACAGCCTTTTACTGTAGGATTATCTCGAGGCAGTTGCTGCATGTTGAGCTTGCCAGAAGAAGAGAGACGACCAGAAGTAGTACCGTGAAGATTAAACCCAGTCCGCAAGCGAGAATCTCTGTCCAGTTGTGGTATGATCTTATCAAGGTAAGTATTTTTGATTTTTGACTTTTGTCGTATATCCAAGATCCGTTTTGGTACATCCGATTGAAGCGAGAGCTCCTTGAGCACTTCCGCATCAGTAGAGTCTGCGCCCGTTCCAGTTTTCTTGCCAGTCGGCGTAAGCCCAAGATAATCAAATAAGAGACTACGAAGCTGCATAGTACTATTAGGATTAAAAGGCTTTCCATTTATCTCTTCAAACCTCCGTATTTTATCGTTTTCATACAAGGCAGAGATAGCATTATCAATATCAGTTTGCATAGCGTCCTGCCCTACATATAGGCGCTTGCGATCGAACGGTACACCGTTATCTTGAGTATCAATAAGGAATCGAGTGCCTGGAATAAGAATATTGTCATATACCCATAACAGCTTTGGGTTTTGCTTAATCTTGACAAACTTCTCGTAGATTAAGAATGTGCAGAGTGCGTCCATCCCCGCATAGGTTTTCATTACATCAAAAGGAATATCGCCCCAGTTAAACTGATCTTTAAGAATACCGTTTTCTTTACGGTAGCGGTCAATCCAATCGTACATTGGCTTCTCGTAATCACCGTAAGGAGTGAACTTCATAGTAAGTTGCTTTAGACCATGAGTCCCGGGATTCTCGTCAATCAAGTAATGAAGAAGCATTGTGTCTTCAAACTGAGGAAATTTAAAGTGAAAGTGATACTCGAAGAACGCCATATCAAACTTGGCGTTATGAAATATTACTTTTTTCTTATCAAAAAGCTCTTGAAGAAGTCTTTCAGTTTCATCATCAAAGCAATCAGTGTCGATATAAGCCCCACACTTACCATTATAGCAAAGGCTAATACCAAGCATATAACCATCACGAGGGTAGAGGCCAGTTGTTTCGGAATCGAGCGCAACATATCCACATTCTTCTGCGATGGCGGCCTGAATAAATTCATTTGCTTTCTCCGTATCTTGAATACCAAAAGCAATACTTTCATCAATTACTACATCTTCTTTTTCGCCTTTGATATACTCGAGGATGCTTTCCTTGCCTGATTCCCAGACTTTTTTAGCTTCTGGCTTAAAGGCAAGCATAGCAGGATTAATAATCGGCAAGAACTTCTCTTCGACTCTCTTGCCAGAATACTCAGTAACAGAACTGAGCTTGGTATAGTACTTCATAGCGTCACTACCAACAAGAATAACCCAGTCATAGTCGTCTGGATTCATGTCAATGTCGCAGTCTCGCTTGAGTACTTTCTTGATATTTGGATCGGAGCACAACTGAAACTGGTCAAACTCCAGTCCGTCGAACTCGCGTATAAAATTAGTTTTACTAGGTTTAGTTTCTACTAATGCAACTTTAGGCATATAATTTATCTCTTAGTTTTTTAACTTGAGTTTCAGCTAATGCACCCGCATCCATGTTTTTGTCTCCAAAAGCAATGTTGCGTGTATCGAGTCCCACTGACTCACATAGCTCGCGTACTTTTGCGGCCTGTCCTTGGCCTGCTTCATCATTATCTAAAAATATGTCTATACCCTCTACTCCTGAGACGGCAAGAACTTGTAACTTTTCTTCAGTTACATTTTTTACTCCAAAGCAACACACTGCATTAGTGAGTCCTTTGTCATGTAAATTCATTACGTCAAAAATACCTTCTACAAGAACAATACGGCCTTGTATTGGCTCTACAACAGGAAACAGAGGCATCTTTGCCCCAGGAGGAGTGTTAAGATACTTTGGCTGTTGATCTCCTGTAGTTCTTGATTGAAATGAGACTATCCTACCAGAACGGTCACGGATAGGAAAACATATACGCCCTACAAAGTCCTTACCGGAATGTATGAACGCTTCAAATTCTTTATAAGTTGCGGGACTAATACCCCGCCAATTTCCAACATAGGGAGCATACCCCTCTGGCATTTGTAAACCCACGCTTTCAGCCCTTACCTCGTCAATCTTTTTCTTCAAGAGCTGACGCTTGATTTCCATCTTGTTTGCTTTTTCTCCGAAGTGAGTAAAAAGATTGCCTTTATACTCACAAGAGAAACAATTAAATATACCAGTTACTTGATCTATACGCATACTGGGGTTGCGATCAGGGTGCTCAGGGTTGAGACAACTGACCACGAAATCTTTGCCTTTAGGTATATAATCAATACCCTTAGTTTTGAGAAGATCTTCTACGTTCAATAGTCTTCATCCACACCAAAGCCAGCAGATGCTAAAGCATCTCCGTCCCAGTCGTCGAGATAATTCTCTCCGTCATAGTAGTCATCTTCTACGTCTCCGTTTAGCATCTCGTCACACACATCTTGTGCGTACTGGTAATAATCTGCGTGCTCATCATCAAAGTGAGAGAAGTATTTTGATAGGCGAGCAAGTACTACATCGGCGTGCTCATAGTCACCAATCTCCATGTCTTTCTCTAACATATCAAATAAGTCTCTAATTTTGGGTGCGAGTCGTTCGTTCATCGTCTCATCCTTGCTATATCTTTCATGTGTTCTTCATCTATGACTGGGACTGCGTTTGATTTGTGCATTGTCCCGATGCCTTTAACCAAGGATCCTGTATATCGCTTTGGTTCTGGCCTAGCGGTAGATGAAGCTGTTGAGGTATTACTTCGGTACTCGGGTGTTTCTCGTCGATAAGGTTTTGGAGAGTTTGATTGAACTGCTCTGATAGTTCGTCGAGAGCTCTTAGTACTGCTTTTCTTTTTTCTACCACTAGTTGTATGTCGAATTGATCCATAAAACATTCCCATAAAATAAAAATCCCCACTGATTGAAGTACATATTATACAGCAATCAGTGAGGATAGTCAAGAACTTTTTTTATCAGAGGTCGTCAATATCTTCATCAGTTTTGTGTGAACTAGCTTCTCGCTCCTTAGGAGTAAGAGCTGTTTCCGGCCCCATCTTTAGAGACTCCCAATCCATAACAGAACTGAAAGATTTCATACTGGCGGCTCTCATTTTTACACAGTTGAAAGTAATGCATTCGTCTTCTTGATCCCACGTCTCAAGAGCATAGGCTGCATCAGCCGCATCAAGAATGCCTTTTGCGAAGCGTGCTTCGCCGGTTGCATCGGTTTGGTAAGGAGAGAATACTGTACATTCATACTCCTGTGCCATAGCTTTTAACGCTTTGGACACTTCAATCTGTTCCGTCCAATCGTACTGCCCTCCTCGTGAGGGTAGGTTGGATCTTTTGACTTGGTTAATATAGTCTACAATAATAACACCGGCATCCAATTTACTGACTTTTTTATCCAGCTCAGCCCGTATCTTTGCGAGAGTAAGGCCTGGATCGTACACTACATCCAACTGCTGAGTCGGGAGAAGCTCATGCTGTGTAGTAAGTGTACGATGAAACTCTTGAAAATCTCGCTTTTCTTTGTATTCTTTTAACCTATCCTGGCCTTGCTGGAAGCGGCTCGCCCACCAGCCAGCCACTTTCTCCCACTCAGTAACAGATAGATTCTGTGTACGAAGTCGAGAGTAGGGCACACCAGTAGCGATAGAACAACACCGTTGCAGTATTGATCTACTATCCATCTCAATCGTGAAATAGATAGCTGAACGGCCAGACTGAAATACGTTATTTGCAATGTTTGCGCACGTAAGTGATTTACCAGAGCCTCGACGACCGCCGACCAGTACCAAGTCTCGGGGGGAGAACTTGATCTCATGATCGTACTCTGCATTGAGACCAAGACCGATATACTTATCAATCTCTTCTTCTGGCTCAAACAACTCGATACGTTGCATACTTTCTTGAGGAACTTCAAGATCAACTTTGTCCTCAATATCCAAAACAATTTGATGTAGCTCCTGCACTGACTCTTCAGCAGATGAAAATACTACTGAGTTATCAATGTAAGTATCAAGAGAGTTAAGGATTTCTTTCTGGGTATATTCATTCTTTAAATACTCAAGCAAAGCAACGGCATCAACATCTACCTCGACCGCTTCGATAGCGAAGACCTTATCTCGGGTAGGTGCATGACGAATGCTGAGCTTGAGATCGTCGAACGAAGGGAACTCATGAAAATTTTCACAGTGCTTATCAATTTGATTGTACAGCGTATGATATTCTACGGGCAGATACTCTTTACGCAGATAACTCCACGTCTCAAAGTCTGCCGTAGCAATACACTGCTTAATCAAAGCACTAGAAATATTCAATTAAGTTCCCCCGAACATGAAAAAGCTGGGTACAGAGACCCAGCCGCTTACACAAAAGTGTATCTTACTGTGACTTAGCCGCTTTAGAAGCGCCGTCGTAGTCAGCAGCAGTGAGGCCTCGGCGAGTAAGCATAGTCTTAACGCCGCGAGCAGTTTTACCGATAGACTCGGCAATAGCTTCAACAGTCATAGAAGCAACATCAACACCGTCAAGAGGGTCTACGTTAGAAGAGCCCTTAGTGTTTTCCTGACGAGGAATCGCCTGGATGTCGCCTGAACGAAGAAGGCTAAGAGCCTTACCACGAACACTGTTTACAGAACGGCCAAGAGCTTCAGCGATCGCCTCAACGAACGCACCATCGTTCACCATAGTGACGAAAGTAGCTTCTTCAGCTTCTGTGTAAGTACGTACGCTCTCTACCTTTGGAGCAGGAGCAACGTGATCAGTCAATTCCATTGACAAGATCTTGCCTTGGATTGACTTAGGTGAAAACTCACCGCCTTCAAAGTGCTCAGCAATCTGAGCATAAGTGTACTGACCAGAGTTGTCAGTAACAAAAGCGCGGAGAGTAGCTTCTTGAGTCTCGCTGAACGAACGTCCACCGGCTGCAGAAGCGAGTTCTACGTCGTAGCCCATCTTTCGCAGTTTGCTAGAGATAGAACGAGTAGATGTTTCGAGCTGATCTGCTGCTTCTGCAACAGTAGCTTGAGAGACGGGGCTTTCGCCACCGACAAAGGTTGTTAGCGCTTCAGTGCGCTCATCGGTC